CTAAAAATAATTGGAATTAGTTTTAATCCGCCTTATGGTCATTATAGTTATAAAGACGTAGCTTTTGTATTTAAAGATATAAACAATGAAATATTTTGGATACATCTTACAAGAATCAGTTGGGAACATTATGTTCTTAGTGCCTTTGGAAAAGAAGGTGGAGATAAAATTATTACTGAAATATATAATAAATATAAAGTATAAAATATAAAAGGAGATAATTAATATGGAATTTAAAAGAGACATGAGTAAAAACAAAAAGAAAGCACCGACAGATTATAAAGTTAATGATAGAGTTTTGGTGTTAACTGGTGATAATAAAGATAAAGTTGGTGTAGTAAAAGGACATTATGATGCTAATCTTATTTTAGAGTTTAAAGGAAATAATGAAATGCCGACTTATACGGATACTGTTCATTATGCTGAAGTAATTAGATGGTTTGATTGGAGTTAAGTGAAATAGATAAAAAATTTTAAAAAAAATACTTGACAAATCGTTAATTATGTGTTAACATTAATAGTGTCAGATGAAGCGAAACATCTGATATAAGCATCCATGTTGGAATTGGCAGACAAGACGGACTTAAAATCCGTTGACCTTGGGTCGTGTGGGTTCAAGTCCCACTGGATGCACTAAATTAAAATAAATAGAAATAATCGTTTTTGTTCGTTTATTTTGAAAGAGAGAAACGGAGTGAACATGTTATCACTGACGCTTGAATCTATTTATTTTAATTTTAAACTTATTTTTATCACACGATAAAAACAAGTTTGAACAGTCTGTACAAACAAATTTACAATAACAAAAAACAAAGAAAGGAGCAATATGTCAAACACACAAATTCTAACACGTAAATTTCAGATTTTTCCAGTAGGAGACAAAGAAGAGATTAATCGAGTTTATCAGTATATTAGAGATTGTCAGTATGTACAAAACAAAGCTTATAATATTCTTATTAGTAATGTTTATTCTGCTATTATTTCTGGTAAATCAAAAGAAGAAATTAATCTGATTTATAAAAAAGGTGGAAGAAAGCCTAAAGAGGATAATCCAGATTATAGTCTTTATAATTATAATGATTTTAAAGTACCTGTAGGATTAACAATAATAGGGGCGCTTCCTCAAGCAGTAAAAAATGATTTAAAAACTGCTCAAAAGGCAGGATTATTTAAAGGTAACTCTGCTTTGCCCAATAAAAGAAGAACAGCCAGTTTAAATATTCAACCTGTATATGTTAGATTAAGAGATATTAATTTACGTAATCCTAAAATAACATTTAAAACTGGTATTTATCATACCTATTCTTCTTATAATGATTTTTTAGATAATTTATATTCTAAAAGAGAATTAGATATTTATCTTGCATTTGCGAATAATATTACTTTTAAATTTGTGTTAGGAAATCCTTACAAATCCTATCAAGATAGAAATATTTTACAGCATATTTTTGAAGAAGACTATCTAATTAAAGGAAGTTCAATCTCTTTTGATAAGACAAATAAAAAAATTATGTTAAATCTGAGTATGGAAATACCTAAAAAAGAGATTGAATTAAAAGAGGATGTTGTAGTAGGAGTCGATGTAGGATTAGCCATTCCTGCTGTTTGTGGATTAAATATAAACTCATATGCGAGAGAATACATTGGCTCTAAGGATGATTTTTTACGAGTTAGAACACAGATTTCTAATGAACGTAAAAGAGTTCAGAAGAATTTAAAAATGATTAAAGGTGGTCATGGACGTAAGAAAAAAATGAAATCTTTAAATAGATTTACATTAAAAGAAAAAAATTTTGTTCAGACTTACAATCATATGGTAAGTAAACGTGTTGTTGACTTTGCCGTAAAAAATCATGCAAAATATATCAATTTAGAAAATCTTAAAGGATATGATGCCAATATATTTATTTTAAGAAATTGGTCATATTATCAGCTTCAGCAGTATATTAAATACAAGGCTGAAAAATATGGAATAGAAACAAGAATGATTGACCCTTATCATACCTCTCAGGTTTGTTCTTGCTGTGGTCATTGGGAAGAAGGTCAAAGAATTAACCAATCAACTTTTATTTGTAAAAATCCTGAATGTAAAAATTTTGGAGTAAAAATAAACGCTGATTTTAATGCTTCAAGGAATATAGCATTATCTACAAATTTCATATCTGCCGATTCTGCTGAATAAAATCGGCAGATATAAATAAATTATATAGAAATATATACGGCTTGCTTTGAAGCCGAAAGGTGAGGTTATTTTTACAATATAAAATTTATATTAAATATTTTTAATACTTAATATAAATAAAATGGCACTCACTAAAAACCTTGTAAAAATAAAATTATAAAATATATATAGTAACTTATTGAGGTTTTATAACCTATAAAAATAACAAGGTTACAAAGGCCTATGGATTGGGAAAACCCTCCGTATATTGTTTTATAACCTATAAAAATAACAAGGTTACAAAGGGCCCTCTGAACCTGAAAATAACAGGTCAGCGTTTTATAGCCTATAAAAATAACAAGGTTACAAAGGAGTCCTACAGATGAGCTGATTGAGTGGTGCGTTTTATAACCTATAAAAATAACAAGGTTACAAAGGGATGAACTGTCAGGTGAAGTCAAGCTGAAAGTTTTATAACCTATAAAAATAACAAGGTTACAAAAAATTAATAGAAAATAAATAAATAAATAAAAATAAAAAAAAACGAAATAAATAAACATTAATCATTACAGAAAGGAGGTCACTTATGAGGTGGAATGTAAATATTGTCATACAGTTTTTAATGAAACATCCTTGAATCCACAACCTAAAATATGGTGGGATGATAAAGGTACAGAAAGCGTCAAATTACTAAAGTGTCCTTTCTGTGATAAAATACAGGTAATAAAATATGAACCTATTCATAATCCAAATTATGATAAAAGGTATTATAAATAAAATAAAAACGAATAAAAAGGAGAAAACAAAAATGATTACAAAACTAGAAATGGGTACAATAGGTACAATAAGTCTTAATGAATGTGGAACAGATATAAATACAAATACGTATATTGCAAATATAAATACAGATGGATATACAATTACAGCAAGTTATAATACATATAATCCCATTAGTGATATGCTTAAACCTGATAATGATTCAAAACCTAGAATGTTTTATCAAGCTAAAAGAAAACAATATAAAGCAATTAGGTTTGGAAAGAATAAAGAAAATTCAATATACATTATGCCTGAATTTTCTGATGTTAAAATTATTAGAAATAAGGAAAATTCCCCTATTGGTGTAAAAATTAGTTTTGCAGATGGTACTGAACAGAAAGCTATTTGTATGCCAGATGATACTTTTAGTTTAGAACATGGTATTACCATTTGTTTATTTAAAAAAATGCTTACTTGTGGTTGTTATATTGATGAACAGTATGTAACAGGTGTTTATAATAAACTTGTTAAACATGCCATTAAAGTTAGGGAAAACAGGCTTAAAGCTGAAGAAGAAGCTAAGAAAGCTAAAGAAAAAGCTAAACTTCAGGAACAGCGTTTTCAAGAAAAAAGACGTAAAACCAAAGCTAAACGTGCAAAACGTGCATCTGAACGCAGAATTAATGAAATGGCTGAAGCTATTAAGCGAAGTGGCGTAGTGCCTAATATTGATAGGTTTGATGACGGAAAGTAAAAAAAACACTTGACAAATATAAGTTAATGTGTTAAAATATATATAATAAATCATAAATCATAAAAAAAAATAAAGCAAAGGAGAAACAAATTATGATTGGTAATGAAAAAACAAATTTAAGACAGGCTGATAGCAGAGTAACAGTTACAGGTTGGCTTGCTGAAAAAGATTTGAAAGTTGAAAAAGATGAAAATGGAAACGACAGAATTGTTGGTTATATTGTCGTTAAGACTTCTGATAAAAATTCTGTAAGGTTCGGTATTAGGGCTTCATCTAAGACTAAGGCAGGTGCTGATTCTAAAACATACCCCGGCATCAAGACTGTGATGGATGAATATAAGGCAATTGCAGATGTAGGTGTAGCTGATGCTGATTATATTACAGTTAATCGTGGTACACTTAACCTTTATAGAAGTAAGAATACTGGTAATGAAATTGTTGCTTTTCAGACTAATTTCATGAATCGGGAAAAGGATAGAGAAAGAACTCCAGAAGCAACACTTAGTCTTGAAGTCTATATTTCAGGATTTGCGCCTGAAATTAAGACGGTAGGTGAAGATGTAGAAGAGACTGGTAGACTTATCGTTAAAGGTTGGCATCCTACTTATGACGGTATTGAACCCATTGAACTTATTGCAAGTGAAGACATTGCTGATGCAATTGAAAACACTCTTGAAATTGGTCAGACTGTAACTTTCTATACAGAAATTGTTAATGAAAGACATGAAACTGTTAAAACTATTCCTATGTTAATTGGTAAGCCTAAAGTAGAAAAGACAGTTACTTATGTAAATGAACTTGTCATTACTGGTTGTTCTGATATTTATGAAGACAGAGAAGAGGGTGACGAGGGCGAATTTGGTACGAACGGTCTTCCTTGGGCATATAATACAGATATTATTAACAAGGCTATTCAGGAAAGAGAAAATCGAATTGAAGCTGAAAAGGCTAGTGGTGGTAATGTTAGAAATAACAGACCTTCTGGAGCAAGAAAGGGAAGAACACTTAATATTTGATTCTTAATATTAGCTAATATAATACAAATAAGAATATGGGACATCAGAAGTGGTGTCCCATATTTAATCTAAAGAAACTGAAAAAAATAATATGAACAATAAAATAAATAAAAATAAAATAAGGAGATAAAATTATGGCAGTAGCAGTTGATATTTTTAATCCACAAGAAACAGTAGTAGCAAAGGGGTTAGAAGGTAAAAGTTTCTTAGTGTATGGGTCGAACTCGACAGGCAAAACAGCACAGTGCGTAAGAATGTCTAAGCCTTTTGTAATCGCAACAGAGTCTGGTCTTAATGCTACAGTAGGTGTTAAATATATTCGAGTCCAGTCTTGGGCTGATTTTAAGAAAATTGTAAAACAATTTACAAGTAAATCTACTGTTGAAAAAGCAAGACAAATGTATGATACAATTATTATTGATGAACTTTATGCTACAGCACTTCTTTGTCAAGATTATATCCAGACTGTAGTAGGTGGTGGTGCTTTAACTCTTGGTGATACAATTGATGGTGGTAAAGTAAACTTATATCAGGCATATGAGAAGGAATTTTTCAAGACTATTAACACACTTCTTTCTTGTGACTATACAGTAGTATTTATTGGTCATGAGCAAGAAAAAGATGGAAAAGCAGTTCCTAAAGGAGACAAACGTTCTGTTGACCCTGTAAGGGATTTTGTTGACTATGTTATTTATGTTAAATCTAATGGCGTTGATGAAGATGGTAAGGTAATTCCTTCTTCAGCTTATCTTGCGGAAACTGATGAATATTTTGCACGTTCAAGATTTGATACAACTCCTACTTATCTTCCTATATGGAGTGCTGAAGCCCTTGAAGAAGCAGTTAATATTGGTATTCAGGGTCTTGTAGATAAAACTGGTGTTGATGCTGTGTCTTATGATGTTCAGAAAGAAATGAATACTACTGAAACTTATGACTTTGATACTGTAATGGATAATCTTATGGAAGTTGGTCAGAGATTTGCTGATGCTGATAAGATGGAAGAACTTACAGATATTGTTGAAGCTACACTTGGTGTGGGACGTAAGGTTTCTCAATGTACAAAAAAACAACTTGATGCTCTTGTAATTATTCTTGATGACCTTATTGATAAAGCGAAAGAACTGGGTATTTAATTTATAAATGAATTAAATACGAAAGGAGATATAAAAATGTATAATAGTTTTTTTGTTCCTATTGACCTTAAACCTTGTCCTTTTTGTGGAGAATCCCCTTATTCCAAAATATATGTGGTTAATGGTTTTAATGATGCTCCTCAATTGCGGGCTAAAATAGCATGTGAAAAATGTAATATAAAAAAATATAAAGATATAAATATCTTAGCGGAAGAACCTACTTTTTTAAATGTAATAAATTTAATGTCGGAAGTAACTAAAGATTGGAACACAAGAGCCGAAATTGAAAATTGAGATGGCTATAATAAACACTTGACATAAATAAAAAATAATGCTATAATAGAGATAGCTTCTGAGAGGAAGAAAGACAACAGAATACTGTTAATCTTTCTTCCTTTTTTAATCTAAGATTTAATAAAGAAAGGTGGTATTATGATTACACAAGACTTTAAAGAAAAATCAACAATGCAAAAAGCAAAAGATTTATTTGAAATTAATCAACTTAATTATGTTATTATCTCTGATAATTTGATTAGTTATAATATCAGGGAAGGTACTGATAATTCTAAAGAAAAATGGTACGCAAATTTATTGTCTTTAATAAAGAAAGGTATTATTAATGACGAAAAATAAAAAGCTTTTAAAACATATAATTGTCTTATTAATATTTACAATTATTTTTACAATACCAACCACTACTTATGCTGATAATAAAAAAAACAAAAACAAAAATAAAAACAAATATGAAAAATACGAGAATGAAAAAAAATACCCCATTGATGACGAAAAATATAAAATTTGGCTTGCTGAAAATGAAGAAAAAATTAGATGTGAAGGAGAAGAGGATGGTCTTCCTGTTAATCTGAATTTTACACATGGAAAATATAATACAAAACCAAAAGCAGATGTAAAATCTAAAGGACAAAATTTAGACAGTCCAACAATTCATTGTATTATTATTGATACTAGATATGGAAATATGTGTGTATTTGTTTATCAAGGTAGAAAAGGACATAGGAAATTGGTTAAGAAAGCCCCTTGTAGTTCGGCTAAAAATATAGCAGGAACAAAAATCTCTAGCACTCCTAGTGGTAAGCATCGAATTAATTGGAAAACTCCCAGATTGGTTTACACTAATAAAGATGGAAGAAAATGGCAATATTGGAGTTGTTCGATGACATGGCAAGGTTGGGGGATTCATTCGTTAACTTATGCTTTGAAAGCTTCAAAATATGAACGTAAATATCTTTGGGGTGGTAAATTAGGTGCGCATAATTCTCCTGCTTGTATTCGTACTGAAAACTGGTTAGCAGATTGGATATACAATAATTGTGGTATTGGAACTACAATTTATGTTATAAGTAGATAAGGAGTAATCAATAATCATGGCAAGAGGTAGACCTAAAAAATGTTGTGTATGTGGAAATCCGATAAAAGGTGAAGAGCCTGTTCCGTTTAAAAATAAATTTGTTCATTCGGCTTGTTTAAATATAGCTATAAAAGTATTAGCTGATGATAAACGTAAACAGTTAAAAGACAAAAATAAAGATAAAGAACCTAAAAAAGAGTCAAAAAAAACTTCTAAAGCGGAACTCAAGGATGCCCTTTCTGAAGAAGAATATACCGAAAAAAAGGCATATTATAATTATATCAGGGAGTTAATGGGTATTCCTATAGGTGAAAAGTTAGATGCAAAAATATATGTTATTTCAAATAATTATTATGAAAAATATGGAATGACTTGGAAAGAAATGTATCAGACTTTAGTTTACTTAAATGAAATTTTAGAATTTGATTTTGATAAAGAAAAAGGGATAATAGGTTTGATACCTTATTATTATTCTTCAGCCAAAAGATTTTATCTTGAACTTGAAAAAATAAAAGATAAAAATAAAGATTTGGATATAACTGATACTTTCAAAGAAAAAATTATTTATATTAATCCACAACAAAGAACGGTAAAACAATTAAGTATTGAAGATATAGGAGAAGAATAAAATGGATTTGATTAATAGAAATAAAATTAATTTTCATGCTACTTGTGATAGTCTTAATACTCCAGAAGAAACAACAGCTTATGCTCTTGGTGTTTCAGATACATTAGATTATATTGACGAACTTCCGTCTGTTAATGAGAATTTTCTTTACATCCCTTATCCCATAGGAACATATGTAAAAATAAGGGATAAGACTTATCGTAGAGCAATTGTAGAAGCTTATGGACGGATTACAGGTTATCGTTATACAACATTAACAAAACCAACTCCAACTGCACAGATTGAACTTTCTGGCTATGAAAACAGTAGTTTTTCTGGAGTAACGAAAATTTTTCATTCACTTTTTTTTCTTGATAATTTAGAAATTTATCCTTTAACAAAAGAAGAGTATAAAAAATATTGTACTTTATTAGTTGAAAAAATGCCGAAGAGTGAATGGACAGATGAAGATGAATGCTTCTTAAATTGATTAAAGAGGTAAATATATGTATGAAAATTTATCAGATAAAAGAGCATATTCTAATACATTAGGCTGTCTAATGTTAGATACAACATTAATAGATGACATAGACAGACCACTGGATAGAACGGACTTCAATACAGAAGCTTTTTATGAATTAATATATGTTGCGATTTATAATTTGTATATGAATGGTTGTCAAACTATTGACGAATTTTCTATTGATTCTTATTTAAAAGATTATAAAAAGCAATATAGTATTTTTCAAGAAAACAATGGATTGGAATATGTAAATAGTGCAAAGGCTATTGCTGATTTAGGCAACTATGATTATTATTATCATAGACTACGTAAATATTCTTTACTGCGCTATTATGAAAAAAATGGATTAAATACGAGCTTTATTTATGACCCAAGTATGGTTGATAAAGCTTTAGACGAAGAAAATATTAAATTTGATAATTATACTGAGCAAGATATAGTTGATGAAATTGAAAACAAATTAATCATTGATGCAAAAACAATGTATTGTACTAATACATTGACAGATAATATTCAAGCAGGTGATGGAATGGATGAATTAATTAACAGCTTATTACAAACTCCTGATTTTGGATATTCTTTTGCATCATTAGCATTAAATACAGTTAGTCGTGGGGCTAAAGCAGGACGTTTAATTTTGCGTTCTGCTTCAACTGGTGTAGGTAAAACAAGAAACTTTTTAATGGACGCTTTAAAATTTGCCTGTCCATATACATATGATTTGAAAAAAGGAGAATTTGTTTATACAGGTAATTCAGTTCCTACTCTATTTTTGGGGACAGAAGGTTCTTTACAAGAGTTTCAAACTATTTGTTTAGCTTGTGTATCTGGTGTCAATGAATCTCATATTATTAAAGGCGAATATAAAAAAGGTGAATTGGAAAGAGTTAAACAAGCATCAAAATATATTCAAGAGTGTCCCTTATATCTTGTGTATTGTGACGATTATAATATCACAGATATAGAAAATATTGCGAAGAAATATGTATTGCAATATAAAATAGAAATTTTTATTTTTGATTATTTGCAAACAAGTTTAAGATTGATGACAGAAATGCGGAACAAAACAGCAGTTAGAATGCAAGAGTATCAAATCCTAATTGTATTTGTAACAAGGTTGAAAGCTTTAGCAGAAAGATTACAAATTTGTATTTTAACAGGTACTCAGCTTTCTAATGAAGCGAAAGAAGCAAGATATAAAGATTCTTCTGTAATTCAGGGGTCAAAAAGTATTCCTCAAAAATGTGATGTTTGTCTTATTATTTCTGAACCAAATCGAGCAGAGCAAAGTAAGCTTGAAACTTTGACAAGGAATATGGTAGGAATGCCTACTATTAATTTATTACAGTGGATATATAAGTGCCGTAGAGGGGAATATACAAGAGTCGTTATAGCATCACATGTAGATTTAGGAACAATGAGAATTAAAGATTGTTTTGTTACTAATTTTGATTTGGATGAAGTTATTAATATGGATTTTACGGATATAAAAGCTGTGGATAAAATGATTAAGGAACATAGTATAGATGCTAAAGTTGTTGAAGCGCAATTATCAGATAATCCAGAAGAGAATAATATTTCTTCTAATAAGATTAAAGAAAGTAAAATTGAAGAGGAAATTTCTTCTGAAGAAGAGAATGAAACTAAAAAAAGAAAATTTGATTGGTAAAGGAGTAATAAGTTATGTACTTAAATTATAAAGCGATAATAAATTCCCTTACCGAAGAAGATGTAATAAAAGTTTGTACTGCTCTTGGAAATGGTGAATATACAAGGGGAAGTCATGATAGTTTATGCTTTAATACATGTTTATGTCATGGTGGTGATTCACCTAATAAATTAGTATATTATCCTCATGATGCTGATGGAAATGGTACTGGTAGATTTAGATGCTATACTTGTGGAGATACTTATGGTATTATTGAGTTGATAATACGTGCGCATAGACAACAGGGTAAAACATTAACTTGGTATAAGGCTTTATATTTTTTAGCTAAGACTACAAATAAACTTATTGAATCTAATCCAGAGGATATAAAAACAAAAACAATTAATACAGATTTATCTTGGATGAATCGAATTAAGAATTTAAAAAATAAAAGAATCCATGCCGTTCCAAATTTAAAAACAGTGAATGAAAATAATCTTGAACTTTTTTGGTATGACCCTGACCCTTTGCAATCATGGCTAAATGAAGGTATCAGTAAAGAAGCCTTATCAAGATATGAAATTGGTTGGTATAGTTTAACAAATCAAATTACTATTCCAGTAAGGGATAAAAATGAAAATTTAGTAGGAATTAGATGTAGAAATTTAAATCCAGAAGATGTAGCTGTAGCTAAATATGACAATATGTTTATTAATGGACAAAAATTAAAATATTCAACTGGTTCGACTTTATATGGTATTTGGGTAACACAAGATAAAATAAAACAGAATAAAAAAGTAATGCTAGTTGAAGCTGAAAAATCTTGTTTACTTGCTTATACATATTTCAAAGATAATTCTTATGTTGTAGCTACATGTGGGTCAGCTATTACATTAACACAACAAAAAATATTATTAAATGATTTAAAAGTTTCTAAAATTATATATGCTCCTGATAGGGACTATGAAGAAGCTGATTCTTATGAAGCTGAGATTTGGTTAAATAAACAAATCAAAAAATTAGCCCCATTTGTTCCTTATTGTCAAGTGTATTTAATTGCAGATAGTAAGAATAGATTAAGTTTTAAAGATAGCCCATTAGATTGTGGCAAAGATACATTTTTAGAATTGTATGAAGAAAAAATAGAAATAACAATGGATGATGTAAAGAGAATTAAAGGAGAAAAATAATGAATTATATATTTTTAAACATATTTTTTATTATTAGTGCTATAGTTTTAATTATTTGTGGTTATTGGTTTGGTTATTATCAGGGATTTTTAAATGGATATGACAAAGGATATAGTGATGCAAAAGCGCAAAAAAAAATAAATAAGAAAGGATAATATATATGAATGAAGCAATTTTAAAACCATATATAAGGGCAGTAGACCCAAAAAAAGATAAAGACTTACCAGTTTATTCTCACAGTGGAATTGAACAGTATTTGAATTGTCCTTATGCTTTTAATTTAAAATATAATGAGGATAAAAAGACGGATGATACAACATTAGCTTTAGAGTTAGGGTCGTTATTGCATAAAATCTTAGAAATTAAAGGTCATTGGGTGCATTTAGGTATTGACATTGACTATGATATGTTGTATAATACAATAGAAGTCGGTTATGAAGAGAAAGATGAAAAGACGCAAGAAAAATTAAGAGGTATCAAAGCTTTAAAACGTTCTTATTTTGATGATTGGTATGCAAGAGATAATGCGTCAGGAATGACATATGAAGATAAAATAAAATTATTTAAAGCAACTGTTCTTAAAAATGAAATGGCAAATAGTAAATGGAGACCAGTTTATTTTGAACTTCCATTTGAATTTGTTTGGAATGACAGATGTATTATACACGGCTTTATAGACCGTGTTGATATAAAGGATGGTGAGTTTAGAGTTGTAGATTATAAAACAAGTAAAAAAGTTTTTGATGACGCAAAGGTTAAAACCAGTCAACAGTTTGGTATTTATGCTTGTGCTATTTTAAATATGTTTGGGAAATTGCCCATAGAATATGAATATGATTTTATTCTTTTAAATCAAACACAACAGGCTATGTCAAAAGGTTGGGAAAAGCGTTTTATTAAGAAGATTGAGAAAGCTTTAGATAGCATTGATAAAAGTAATGCCACTAAAGTATTTAATCCTAAACCCTGTCCTTTATGTTATTGGTGTAATTATTGTGTTACAAATCCTAATGCTAAAGAATACAAAGATGAATGCGATTATTATAGTTTGTGGACACCGACAGAAAAAAAGTTTTCTGTGAATAAGGAATTTAATATTTTAGAATACAAAAAACAAAAAGAAGAACCTAAAGAAAAGCGTAAAATTATTTTTTAATTAAAATAAAAGGAGACCAAATATGAAAGATACAAAGCAGTATGAATTAAAACCTATGAATTATTCAATTAAAAGTACATGTGAAATTCTTGCGCATGATACATATTGTGGCTATGAATTTTGTATTATTAATCGTGGTACGCATCCTTGTGCATACATAAGGATTCCTAATGATAATAAGTTATATCATTTTTATAGTGATGTATTGGAAAATGTGATGCTTTGTCATGGTGGTATTACATGGGAATCAAATCATGTAAATGGTTTGCCTAAAGAAAATAAAAACAATAAAAAATGGTTAGGATGGGATTATGCTCATTGTTGTGATTATTTTCCTTATAATTTTATTCCCAATGATGATACCTGTAAAAAATGGACAACAGAAGAAATTTTTAAAGAAATAAAAGAAGTTATTGATAGATTAGAAAAATATAAAAAAGTTGAATTGAATTAATTTATAAGGAGTTAAGATGGGTAGGAAATATTTGGATGATATTGGGGAAGATTATTCATGGGTTTGGAAACCTGAAGGGTCTGAAAGGGATGAACTGTTTGAAAAAGAACGTGAAATCTATGGTTTTGATAGTCGTGAAACTTGGAGTTTAGATTATGTTTTTTATATGTGGTTATATGAAAGACTTAAAATGTTTGTAGAATATGCAGGAGAAATTGTGAATCTTAACTTTCATAAATTTATTTACAAAGAAAAAGAATATACACAACTTGAATTAATTAATATGATAATTGAAAGGCTTGAATTTTATTTTGAAAAAGGAGATTCATTTGATTTATCTGAAGAGGAATATGAATTTATTAAAGAAATTGGTGAAATTTGGGCTTTGGTTCTTCCTGCGATGTGGTGGTGATTTATGAGTTACATTGGGATACATAATCATACGGATATTGGTAGTAATCATGAATTTCGTGATTCAATTAATAAAGTAAAAGATTTAATTAATTATGCACATTCACTTGGACATAAAGGGATTTGTATAACTGACCATGAATCTTTATCTGCCCATTTTAAAGCTTTAGATTATTATGAATCTAAAATGGGCGAAGATGATTGGAAAGATTTTAAAATTGGATTAGGAAATGAAATTTATTTATGTCCTGATTTTGTTACAGCAGAAAATATAGGGAATAATTTTTATCCTCATTTTATTTTAATTGCTCTTGATGCTTTTGGACATAAAGGATTGCGTGAATTAAGTACAAAAGCATGGACTGAAAATTGTTTTTATTCTAAATGGAATAGAGTTCCTACTTATTATAATGATTTAGCTGAAATGTTAGATGTGTACAGAGGGCATATTATTGGGTCAACAGCCTGTCTTGGGTCTAGCATTAATAGACAATTGCTTCAATATAAAGAAAATCCTTCAGAAGATATAATTGTACGTATTCATCAATGGTTAGCATTTATGGTTGATATTTTTGGAGAAGAAAATTTCTTTATTGAACTTCAGCCCAATCCTAGTGAAGAACAAATTTTTTGTAATCAAAAATTACTTGAATTTGCACAAGAATATAATCTTCCTTATATTATTTCTACTGATGCTCACTATCTTAAAAAAGAAGATAGAGCGATTCATAAAGCTTATATTACAGCAAACAAAGAAGATGATAGAGAAGTTGATTATTTTTATCAGACTACTTATGTAATGTCAGAAGAAGAAATTCATTCTTATATGGATGGGTATTTAGGCTATGATATTGTTCAAAAGGGTATTGATAATACAATGCTTATTTATGATAGACTTGAATATTACTCCATGAAAAAGGATTTAGAAATTCCCTTTCTTCCGCTTGATAGGACTGAACCTGATAAAGAATTAATAGATAAATATAGTAAACATATTCCTTTATTACGAGAATTTGCTGAATCTGAATACGAATCTGATAGACACATGATTCGTGAAATGCTCAAAGGTATTGAAAAAGATGAAGTGTATCAAACAGAAAGAGGATATAACGCTACCAATGAATGTTTATCTTATATAAAACAATCTTCTGAAAAAATGGGAGTTAGATGGTCAGCATATCTTGACCAAATGGCAGATTACGTTAATATTATTTGGGATTGCGGTAGTGTTGTAGCTGTAGGTCGTGGTTCTGTTATTGGGTTTTGTATTGCTAACCAAATGGGAATTACACAAATTAATCCTTTAAGAGAAAATACAGCTACATTTCCTTGGCGTTTTTTGAATCCAGAACGGGCTAGTATACTTGATATTGATACAGATGTTAATCCTATTTTTAGAGATAAGATTATAAATAGATTTAAAGAAATTTATGGTGCTGATAAAGTATCCAAAGTTCTTACTTATTCTACTGAAAAAAGTAGGAGTGCTATATTAACAGCAGGTCGTGGTATTGGACTTGATAATGATTTAACTTCTTATATTGCTTCTTTGGTAGTGTTTGATAGAGGTAATCCTCGTTCATTAAAAACAATGTACTATGGTGACGAAGATAACAAACCTGTTCAAGAGTTTGTCAATGAAATGAATGACCATCCCGACCTTTGGGAAACCGCTCAAAAACTGGAAGGTCTTTGTTCAGGTATTGGTTCTCATGCAGGTGGAGTTATTATTTGTGACAAATCGTTAATTGATACTTGTGCGTTAATTCGGACTAAATCTGGAGATGTAATTACTCAATATGACCTCCATGAAGATGAAGCAATGAGTCTTATCAAAATTGACCTCTTGGCTACTAATGCGGTATCTAAGATTCAAGAATGTCTGAAATTGTTATTAGATAAAAATAAGATTGAATGGCAAGGCAGTCTTCGTAATACATATGAAAAATATATTGGTGTATATAATCTTGAAAGATATGCCGAAGATATGTGGAAATTATTATGGGAACATAAAGTTATTAGTGCCTTCCAAATGGAGAAAGAATCAGGAAAACAAGCACTAGCTTTAGTTAAACCACATTCTGTAGATGATTTAGCTGTTTTAAATTCAGTAATTCGTCTTATGGCACAAGAAAAAGGGGCTGAAACCCCATTAAACAAATTTGCTAGATTTCATGAAGATATTAATGAATGGTATCAAGAAATGAGAGATTATGGACTTACAGAAGAAGAGCAGGAGATATTAAAGCCTATTTTAAAAACTTCTTTTGGTATTTGCGAGTCTCAAGAAAAATTTATGCAATTGGTTCAATTGCCTGAATGTGGTGGATTCTCACTGTCTTGGAGTGACAAATTAAGAAAAAGCGTAGCTAAAAAAAATCCAAAAGAATTTGAAAATTTAACGAAAGAGTTTTTTGAAATTACAAAACAAAAAGGATGTAGCCCCGCTTTTTGCAATTATGTATGGAATGTATTGGTATCTGTTTCTAGAGGGTATTCGTTTAATTCTTCACATACACTTGCTTATTCAATGATTCTTTTGCAAGAATTAAATCTTAATTATAGATGGAATCCTATTTATTGGCAAACAGCTAATCTTATTGTAGATTCTGGTTCGTTGGACAATAATTCAAATGATGCTACAGATTATGGCAAGATAGGTATTGCGATTGCAAATATTAAAAAAGAAAATGTTAATATTGAAATTCCATTAATTAATGAAGCAGGATTTGGTTTTGAACCCGATGAAAATAATAATAGAATTATTTTTGGCTTAAAAGCAATAAATGGAATTAATACAGAAATATCTCAAGCTATTATTCAGAATCGTCCATATAGTTCCATGGAAGATTTTGCAAGTAAACTTTTAGATACTGGAATTATTAAAAATGCTCAAATGATTAAATTAATTAAAGCAGGTTGTTTTACTGAACTTCATAGTCCTAATAAAGAGATTACAATGGAATGGTATTTAAAAAATTATAAATATAATCCACTTAAAAAATTAACACTAAGTCAGTTACCTGCTTTAAGAGAGAAAAAACTTATTCCAGAAGCTTTTGACAAGTGTGTCAAGATATTAATTTTAAAAGATTACATCTTAGACGATGAAGGATTTTATGCTAATTATATTGACCCTGATAAGAAACCTTTAAAACGTGGTTATCATGATAGATATTATATTTTAGATGATAATAGTCAACCTATTTTTAAAGATTATTTTTCTGAGAATTGTATAGTTGGAGTACAAGGGGAATATTATTTAGTATCAGAAAAACAGATTGATAAAGAAGCCAAAGTATTTATAGAACCTTTCAGAGAGTGGATGAATAGTGCAGATGCGTTAAATAGATATAATTTAAGTTGTTTCTTAGATTTATGGGAACAATATGCAAGCGGAAGTAAAGCACATTGGTCTATGGAGTCTTTAACTTATTATGACGAAGAACACGAATTAGAAAATGTAAACGAATCTTTATATGGAATAGTTAACTTCTTTGATTTACCTGAAGAACCTATAGCGTATGATTGGTATACAAGATGGATTAACGGTGAAAGAAAAGTATTTCCTAAATATAATATTAGCCGTATAGCAGGTACAGTGATTAATGCAGATAATAATCATCATATGGTATCTTTATTAACTAAATATGGATTAGTTAATGTAAAAATGAATAAAGGACATTATGCTTTTTATAATAAACAGATTTCTCAGGTTGATGAAGATAATAAAAATAAAAAGCATAAAATAGAAGATAGTTGGCTTAAACGTGGTCAGATGATTATTGTTTCTGGTATTAGAATGGGAGATACTTTCTATCCCAGAATTTATAATGATACAATTTATAAACATACAGTTAGTTTAATTAAAGAAGTTAATAAAAATGGAACTTTATTATTACAAAATGAAAGGACAAAAATATAAATGAATAATACAAATAATGAATCTATTAGTTGTATTGCTACAGTTGAAAGAATCAGGTATTATAAAGATAATTTTGGGATTATTGTTTGTTCAGTTGATAGGATTGATTCAGGTGAATTAGACAAAGATATTCGAGAAGACGAAGTTGTTTTTAAAGGCACTATGCCTACTCCTATTGTTGGTAATATGTATAATATTACTGCGGATTATATTAAAGACCCCAAGTGGGGTGGGCAATATAACATTAAAGCTATGTTTACTGCGGTATCATTTGATACCGCAGATGGTAAAAAAAGATTTTTGTCAAGTATTTTTACAGAATATCAAATTGATGCCATGTATGAAGCTTTAGATGACCCATTTGACGCTCTTCAAAATGAAGACTATAATAAACTTGTACAAATTAAAGGATGTGGCTTAAAAACAGCTTCTACATGGGTAGAAAGATTTAAAGAAAATATTAATTTAGCAAAAATATTTCTTGAATTAAAAGATTATGATTTGACTAATGCTATGGTAGATAAATTGCTTGAAAAATATCATTCACCAGACCTTATTGTAGATAAAGTAAAGAATAATCCTTATGTTTTATGTACTGAAGTTAATGGAATTGGTTTTAAAAAAGCTGATGAGATTGCTTTAAAAGGTGGAATTGGACTTTATAGCACAGCGAGAATTGGTGCTTTTATTCAGTATTATTTATCTAACTGTGGAGAAAATGGACAGTCATGGATTACTCCTGACCATTTATTGGGTGCAATTCTTGAAACATTAGGAGAAGACGTTCCTGATAAAAATATATCAGAAACAATAAGCGAATTAATTGAAAATGATATATTGTGGCATAATGAAGATAAAACTAAAATAGGATTACGTTATTATTATGATTTAGCTACTAATATTGCTACAGAATTAATTCGGTTAAGAAATGCTAAATGTGATTTTTCTTATGATAATTGGGAAGAAGTGGTTAGACACAACGAAAGAATACAAGGTTGGGAATATACAGATGAACAATTAAGAGCGATTAAGTCTGCTTTTGATAATAATGTTATTATTATTACTGGTGGGGCAGGATGCGGAAAAACGTCTACGGCTTCTGCAATCTTAGAAATATTTAAAAATAATTCTCATGCTTTATGTGCTTTATCTGGAAAAGCTTCTTCTATTTTAGGTGAATATACAGGAGAAGAAAGTTCTACTATTCATAGATTATTGGGATTCAGGAATGGTGGATTTATTTATGATTCTGAAAATCAACTTCCATATGATATTATTGTTGTAGATGAAATTTCTATGGTCGGTGCGAGATTATTTTATTTTTTAATTCGTGCAATTAAATCTGGTGCAAAATTAATCATGTTGGGAGATGATGGACAGCTTGAAAGTATTGGGTGTGGTAATATAGCCAATAATATGCTTAGTTCTCCTGAAATTTGTCATAATATTTTGACAAAAATACATAGACAGGCATCAAAATCTGCTATCATTACTGAAAGTATTAAAGTTAGACAAGGAACTCAACTTATTAGTAAGGAATGGGCAGGAAAAGAAACAAGGGGTGAATTGCAGGATTTTGATTTAATATGTTATTCTGATGCCAATAATACTTATTATAAAGTTATAGAAGAATTTCAGAAACTTAGGGCGAAAGATGATTTTGATATTATGGAAACACAAATTATTGTCCCTGTTAAAAATAGAGGAATGGCTTGTACAAGTGAATTAAATAATATCTTACAAGAGTTATGTAATCCCTCTGATGGGAGAAAAGTACAAGTAACAGTACGTAGAAATGGACGTAATCAAATTATTCGTGAAGGCGATAAAGTAATTTGTAAGAAAAATAATTATAAAGTTGAGCCTAATATTTTTAATGGAAACACTGGTATTTTAAAAGCAATTACATATAATGATTTTGATGACGAAGTATGGATTATTGATTTTAAAGGAATTGGTATTGTAGAATTACCTAAAAAATATTGGGGAACAATAGAATTAAATTATTGTGGAACAGTACATTCAAATCAAGGTTCGCAGTATAATAATATTATTATTGGACTTGATTTTTCTTCCTATAGTTTATTGACCAGAGAACTTGTATATACAGCTATTACAAGAGCAAAGAAAAAATGTATTATGATTGCACAAAATTCTGCTCTTCGGTATGCTGTAGGTAATAAAGCATTGTCACAAAAACAAACACATTTAGTTGAAGCTTTACATGATGTAGCGCACCCTAAACTTGTGTTCTAATTGTCAGTCAAGTCTGTATATTTAACTAAAAATTTTAAATATACAGACTTGACAAATGACTCAAAATATGGTAGTATTAATATTATACACAACAATATATGGTAGTTAAAGGAGATAATATGAAAACGATATTTAATGCTTTTATTGATGATTGGACAAGGGTGAAGAATCATTGTCGTACTACTGATAATAAGGATTTTACAGAAAAAGAAGCCACAGATACTTTTAAAAAGAAGCTTCTTATTTCTGAGCATAGTCCTATTAGACTTCTTGAATTTGATTGGTCTTGGAAAGGGATTCCTTATTGGGTAGCTACGCATTGGGTTAGACATAAATTTGAAAAATTCCAATCAACACAAAGGACGGATAGAACAGGACATGATAGAAGAAAGAATCCGCAAGATGAGCCTGTTAATTTTGACGGGTATGCCAATGAACAGAACCTTATTGATGCGTGGAGAAAACGTCTTTGCTATTGTGCCAGTCCTGAAACTAGAGAATACGCTGAAGATTTTAAAGCAACTCTTCATAAAACTCATCCTTTTGAAGCGGATGTATTAGTTCCTAATTGCATTTATAGATGTGGTTGTCCAGAATTTAAAACATGTGGTTATCTCCAAAAATTCTGTCACGACCATCCAGATTTTGATTTAACTGATATTCAAGCAAGATATGATGCTTATAATGAAGATTTTTATTCTAAGCATGAAACAATTAATAAAGTAGAATCTTAATATAAAAAATATAATGGATAATGGATAATGGAAGAGGTTTACTTTTAATAATGAGTATAGTAACTGTATATCAGATTATACAAACTATACAAAATATCATACAACTTATACAAGAATTTATTAAAGGAGAATAAAATGGATAAAAAAAATACTATTCCTTATTTTAGAGCCAAAATTTTAAATAAGGATTGTTATGTTGAAGGGTTTTATATGGCTTATCCAGATACAACTTATTGTTTTATTGAAGACTATATTAGGTCTCCTGTAAAAATTATACATTGTATAGTTAATCATCGAATGACTGATTGGGGATTACCTAATGAATCAAGAATTATTGAAATAGATATTGATACATTAGAACAAATAGGCTATTTTGATTCTCAAAGAAAAGTATATAAAGATGAGCCTTGGATAGAATTAGTGGATATAAAGGAGAGTCAAAATGAGTTATAATGGAATATATTGTTGCACAAAAGATAAAAATAATTGTCCTAAAAAGGATACTTGTTATAGATACAATAATCCTGATAATAATCCTTGTGCGACTTTATATAAAGTAGCTTGTACAGAAGAAAATGGTCGTTTGTTGTATAAAGAATTTTTATATACAAAAAACGATATTAAAAAGGAAGAAGAAAGTGAGGTGAATAAGGTATCAAATGAAGGTTGATTATTCAAAAAGACCCATAAATTTAGATATGAAAATGGTCAAAAAAGGCACTGACGAGTATGACTACTACCAATCTAACTATGAAGAGGTTAGATTACCTGATGCAATTTATCTTGGTGAATGTGAAACAGAATCTGAAGCATGGAATTTATTAAAAAAATATTTAGAAGATAATGGGAAAAGGTGTCCTTACTATTATCGTTGTAATTATTATGGCAATTTAATTGAAATTGATTATGGCAGTTGGACATATTTTGCTTATATATATGATTTACCAGAAGATAAAAAAGAATTAATTAAACTTAATAAAGAAATTTTTAGTTCATACATAGAGGAGTAAAAGATGTTAGCATATAATTTAAATGATTTAAGTAATGTAAAACCCCTAGTTGATATTTGTGAAAAATATAAACCTTACTTTAATGTAGATATTATTCATGGACATTATGTGGTTGATGGTTGTAGTTATTTGGGGATTTGTTCAATGTGTCCCAATATTGTTTCTATTGTGCCTGTTCTTCCAGAAATTATTGATGAAGGAACAAGAACTAAATATTTTCAATTTAATCAAGAAATAATGAAATTGGGCAGAGAAAGTCATGAATCTAATTGGGCAGAGAAAGTCATGAGTCTAAGGAGCGTCTAAGGAGTAAGATAAGATATGTTATTAATTATTGGTGGAAAATCTGGTTCTGGAAAAGATAGTGTTGTTAAAGAATTTGAGAAAAATGGTTGGAAAAAAATTATTAAATACACTAATAGACCTAAAAGAGAGGGCGAAATTGATGGAGTAGATTATCATTTCGTATCCATTAAACTTATGGAAACAATACCTTTTATTTTTAAACAATCTTTTGTAGTAGCAAATGGTGATACATGGTATTATGGTTTTCCTATGGAACACATAATACTTCCCGATAATAAAAATGATAAATATATAACAATTATGACTCCATTTGAATATAATAGTTTTCTTAATATGACAAAGGAGTTTAAAATAATAGGAAAAGATTTTATTTCTGTACAAATTGATATTCCAGATGACATACGAAGAGAACGTTTAATTAAGCGTGGAGATAATATAGAAGAAATTAATAGAAGAATTAAAGCAGATAACAAAGATTTTGAAGGATGGGAATTAAAACATAGAAAAGAAAGTCAATTTCCTTTATTTTATATTCGTGATGGAATAGGAGATAGAACTCCTGAAAATATTTATAATACAATTATTAAAATGATGGAATCATAGAAAGGAGTCACACATGGACGTAGTTTTATATTCAACAGATGGATGCCCTAAATGTAATGAAATAAAAAAGGGACTCGATAAAAAGAAAATTGATTATATTCTTATTCATGGGGAAGAAGCTGAGAATGAAGTAATTAAAATGGGATATAATTCAATGCCTATTTTAAAAGTAGATGATAGAATTATGAAATATCCAGAAGCTTATAACTGGTTAAGAAAAGAGGTTTGATATGGGATTAGAGCAATATAGAAAAAATATAGAATATATACAAAGATATAGAAAAGCTTCTAATGCGGCTACAGGTAGTAAGTTTGATGCTAATGCTAATGTAGAAAATAAAAATATTACTACCATGATGGGAGAATTACCCAAAGAAGATATAATTGGAACTAATAGACTTCTTATGTATGATAAAATAACTGAAATATTTGACAACTATCTTGCTCAAAACTATTTAGAACAACTTAATGAACATTTAATTTATAAACATGATGAAACAAGTTTATATCCTTATTGTGTCAGTATTACCATGTATCCTTTTATTTCTAAAGGGATGAAAGATATAGGTGGTATTTCAGAAGCACCTAAAAATTTACAGTCTTTTTGCGGTTCTTTTATTAATTTAGTATTTGCTGTTGCCGCTCAATTTGCAGGAGCAGTTAGTACCCCAGAATTTTTAACATATATGGATTATTTTATTCGTAGAGAATATGGGGACGAATATTATAAACATACCAAAAAGGTAGTAGATTTATCTAAAAGAGGACGAACATTAGATGATGTAATTACAGGTTATTGGCAACAAATTATTTATTCTATTAATCAACCTGCCGCCGCAAGAAATTATCAAAGCGTATTTTGGAATATTGCTTATTTTGATGAACCATATTTTAATGGTATTTTTGAAGATTTTGTTTTCCCAGATGGTACTGCCCCTAAGTGGGAATCAGTTAATTGGTTACAGAAACGATTTATGATTTGGTTTAATCAAGAAAGACTTAGAACTATTTTAACTTATCCTGTTGAAACATTTAATTTATTAAATAATGAAGAGGATTTTGTAGATAAAGATAATGCTGATTTTGTTGCAGAAATGTGGAGTAAAGGGCATTCATTCTTTATGTATAATAGTAATAGTGTAGATTCGTTGGCTTCATGTTGCAGACTTCGCAACGAATTACAGGACAATGCTTTTTCATATACGCTTGGAGCAGGTGGTGTTTCAACAGGTAGTAAAGGTGTTATTACACTTAATTTTAATCGTTTGATTCAAAATACCATTAAAGATAAAGAACATATTGATTGGGATGCTTTAGATAAAGCAATTAGAGATGAAATTAAAACAATTCACAAATTCCTTATTGCTTATAATGAAATTGTTAAGGATAATCTTAAAGCAGGTATGTTACCTGTGTATGATGCAGGATATATTAATATGTCTAAACAATTTCTTACAATAGGTATTAATGGTTTAATTGAAGGAGCAGAATATTTAGGAATTGATATATCTACAAATGATAAATATTTTGATTTTTGTACAAAATGTTTAAAACCTATTTATGAAGAGAATAAAAAGGCTAAGACTAGAGACTTAATGTTTAATACTGAATATGTTCCTGCTGAGAATCTCGGTGTTAAAAATGCTAAATGGGATAAAGAAGATGATTATTTTTCTCCTAGAGATTGTTATAATTCATATTTTTATCGTCCAGAAGATGAAACTTGTTCTCCTGTTGATAAATTAATTTTACATGGTAAACAAACCACAAAATGGTTAGATGGTGGTTCAGCTTGCCATATTAATCTTCAAGAACATCTTTCTAAAGAACAATATAAAAAGTTAATGAAAATAGCAATTAAAACAGGCTGTTCTTATCTAACATTTAATATACCCAATACTATTTGCAACGATTGTGGAAATATTAGTAAACATCGGTTTGAAAAATGTCCTAAATGTGGTTCTGAAAATATTGATTATGCCACAAGAATAATTGGATATTTAAAAAGAGTTTCTAAATTTTCTGAACAAAGACAAAAAGAAGAAGCTAAGAGGGTTTATTGGGATGATACCAAAGTTAAAGTATGTTAATTATGGAATTGTACTTGAAGAAGTTCCAGATGAAATTAGTTTAGCAATTAATATTAGTGGATGCCCCTATAGGTGTGAAGGATGTCATTCAAAATATCTTTGGGAATATACTGGTAATTATTTAGAAGAAGATTTAGATAAAATAATTGAACCTTATAAAGAATATATAACGTGTATTTGTCTTATGGGTGGAGACCAAAATATTTCTGAATTATATAAAATATGTGAATTAATTAAAAATAAATATAATTTAAAAATTTGTATTTATTCTGGACATAATACAAAAGCTATATTCACTAAATTTATTGCTGATGAACTATTAGATTATTTAAAAATAGGTTCTTATATTCGTGAATTAGGTGGTTTAAATAATCCGGCTACAAATCAAAGAATGTATAAAATAGAGAATAGAACAATAAAAGATATTACAAAAAAATTTCAACATACTACTTGACAAAAGCATAATAATAAGCTATAATAAGAATATACCAAAGTTCGAAAGGCAGTATCTTGAACATGGTACTGCCTTTTATATTCACAAAAAAAGGAGGAAAAATGAAACCAATTAGCTACAATAGTCAATATAAGAATAAGTATTATGTTCCAAAAAAAGTTCGAGAAAATTTGTATAGAAGGGGTTTTAGATACAGCTTCTTAGATGATGGATATGTGCTAAAATTTCCAATTGATACTTATAAAAATATTCCAACTTTATTTGCGAGAATTGTGGTTAATGATTATACAAATGAAGTCAGAATTAATGTAGTTAATGGGTCTAACGAACCTTATCCTGCCTTTTATAAGTGTGAAAATAAAGGATATATTAACTATTTAAACAGAGTTTGCACTACAATTAATAAGCGTATGAAACGCATGGGATTTAAAGTAAAACATAAAAAAGAAAAAGAAAAAGTAATTTTTGAATATGAAAATCCTAAACAGATTTTTAAATAATAGAAAAGGAGATTAAATGTATAACGGTTATGTAACAACAATTAAAGAAATCCATAAACACTCAAATGCTGACAGATTACAGTGTGTTACAGTATTTGGCAACAATGCTATTGTTGATATGTCATATAAAATGGGACAGAAAGTAGTTTTCTTTCCTGTTGACGGTCAACTTAGTGAAGAGTTTGCTACTAAATGCAATCTAGTTAAAAAGTATGTTCCAGTTTCTGAACTTTCAGAAGAGGAAATTGGGAATAAACCTATTGTACAGAAAGATGGAATTGACGTTGTTAATGTAGGTGGATATATGGATGCTGAAAAGCGTAATATTACTGCATTAAAACTTCGTGGCGAAAAATCAGAGGGATTAATTCTTCCTATTGAAACTTTATCTGATTATACAGATATTAATAAGTTAAAAGATGGAGATACTATTTCTACATTAAATGGGCATGAAATTTGTAAGAAATATATTCCTATTAGGAAAAAAAGAGGTTCTCAGAATAATAATATTAAAGTCAATAAGAAAGAATTAAAAGAAGTTGTAGCCTATCCTTTTTTCTGTGAACATATTGACACACAGCAGTTAGCTTATAATCAGAACGCATTTAAAGAGGGGGATATTTGTTATATTACTTTGAAAATGCATGGAACAAGTCAGCGAACTGCAAATACTGTTCAGGTTACTACAGTTAAAAAGAATCCTATTTTAAAGAAACTTTTCCATCTTAAAGATAAAGTGGTTAAAGAATATAAATATATTTCTGGAACTAGAAGAACTACTTTAAGGGAATACGATGGTGGTTATTATGGTGATAATAAATTTAGACAGAAATATCATGATTTCCTTAAAGATAAACTTCCTAAAGGTGTAGAAATTTTTTATGAAGTTGTAGGTTATGCAAACGGTGAACAGACTATCATGGGTAAATGTTCTAATAAACTTATTAGAGACAAGAAATTCCAGAAACAGTATGGAGATGAAACGATATTTTCTTATGGCTGTGATGTAGGTGAAAATGATGCCTATGTTTATCGTATGACTATGACAAATGAAGATGGTTACGCTGTTGAAATACCTTGGGAGCAGGTACAAATTGAAGTAGAAAAAATGGGTATGAAATGTGTTCCTACTTTTGAGAAATTTATTTTTACTACTTGGGAAGATTTGATGGAAAGAGTAGAAAAATATTATGATGGAGTTGACCCTATTGGTAAGACACATGTTCGTGAGGGTGTTGTCGTAAGAATTGATAATAGACCTACTTTTACAGCATATAAACATAAGAACTTTAGTTTTAAATGCTTAGAGGGTATTATTAAGGATAATGCTGATGCCCCTGACATGGAAGAAGCTGAAGAAATTATTAATAATGAATAATTAAAAAAGGAGATTAAAAAATGAATATGGCAGATGGATTCAATAATATGTTTAATGGTATGTTTGGTAAAATTCAGAGTGGTCAGTGTAGACTTGCTATGAATGGACGTATTGCAGTAAAGACTTCTACTGGTTATAAAACTTATGACCTTAAAAAGAATAGGCTTACTAACTGTAACAATTTTGTATTTAATGGTATGGATGAATTTTTCTTTGTCATTCCTACTAATAAAGCCCAGAGGGGAGATATTATTCTTGTTCAGGGTCAGCCTAGATGCGTTGTTAAAGTAGAAGATAACCAAATTACTGTTGTTAATTACGAAAACAATACAGTAGAAACTGTTCTTCCTGAAAGACATGTATTTATGGGTAATACTTATTTCTACGGTAAAATTGTATCTCTGTTTGGTGGTACGAATTTTAAAGGTAAGAATGGTATGAATAACATTATGAAATACATGATGCTTTCTGAAATGATGAAAGGTAATGGCGGTAATAATAACAACATGTTTGGTAACATGATGCCTTTTGTACTTATGAGTAATAATGGTATGGATATGTTTGCAGGTCTTTTTGATTTTGAAGATTCTGTTATTGATATGCCTTTCTCTTTGACAGAAGATAATGATACAGATGACACTGATGATATTGATGACACTGATAATGATGTAGATGGAGGTGATAAGTAAAATGGGTAGCGGAAGTTATAGTAAAGACGATTTTATAAGTTATACTAGTGCGACAAAACGTGATGCAATTTTTGACGATTTAGGAAGAATTACTAATAGTTATTCTGAACAAGATGTTTTTAAACAGACTAATCTTTCTTCTGCATTAAATCCTTATAATATTATGCGTGAATGTTGTGACACGGAAGAGCATCCTAATACAATTCCTGTAATTCTTGCTCTTGATGTTACTGGTTCTATGGGTTCTGCTTCTCTTGAAGTAGCTAAAAGTCTTAATGTAATTATGGAGAATTTGTATAAAAATATTAAAGACATTGAATTTTGTATTATGGGGATTGGTGATATGGCTTATGACCGTTGCCCTGTTCAAATGTCTCAGTTTGAATCTGATATTCGTATTGCAGAAAATGTAGATGCCATTTATCATGAACATGGTGGTGGGGGTAATTCTTATGAGTCTTATTCTCTTGCATGGTACATGGGATTGCATCATACTAGCTTAGACTGTTGGAAACGTGGTAAAAAAGGTATTATTATTACATTAGGAGATGAAAATTTAAATCCTTATATCCCTATTGTTGGTTATAGGTCTACAATCATGGGGGTTCTTGGAGATTATGTTCAAGGAACAATTGAAACGAAAGACCTTTATGAAGAAGCATCCAAAAAATTTGATATTTACCATATTCATGTGAATCATTCTCATAGTAGTAATATGAGAGAAAGAGATGCTGTTACTACTTTCAGTGATGTTATTGGTGTAGATAACGTTAAAGTTGCTACGTTAGAAACACTTTCGGATACAATTGTAGATATTATTGTAAGGACTTGTGAAAATAGTTCTAATAATTCTAATAGTTTTGATAATAATTTAAAAACAACTAGTGAAGGTATTGCTTGGGTATGACAAAAAACATTAAGGTAATAATTGGTGCGAATTACGGTGACGAAGGAAAGGGATTGGGGACAGATTACTTCTGTTCCCTTAACCCTGAATCTACTATTGGTGTATTGACTAATGGTAGCGCACAAAGAGGACATACTGTAGATACAAAAGATGGACATCATCATGTATTCCATCATTTTAGTTCAGGCACTTTCAATAATATCCCTACTTATATATCTGATTCTTTTTTAATTAATCCTATGGCTTTTGTTAAAGAGTATAATGAATTAATGGGTAAAGGCTTTCAACCTAAATATTATATTCATCCAGATTGTCGTGTTGTCACACCTTTTGATATGATGTGCAATCAAGTTGACATGAAGAAAGAAGAATCTCATAATTCTTGTGGCATGGGAGTATGGCGAACTATTAACAGATATAGAAAAGATAAAGAAATAAATCTTAGTATTCAAGAATGGTTTAATTTAATTTTAAATAATAAAGAACAAGCCTTTCAAGAATTATATAATATATTTTTATATTATTATGAAGATATAGATGGGTATTGTACTGGTATTAATATTACTAATTTAATAGGACATTTTATACTTGATATTTGTTTTGTAGTAGACAATGCTATACTTGTTGTAAAAGATACTGAAATTTTAAATAATTTTGAAACAGTAGTTTTTGAGAATGGACAGGGATTAGCATTAAGTGATGATTTTTGTTCAGAAGACGAGTTCGAAAAAAACTACTTGACTTCTACTATCACAGGTGCTATAATACCTTATGAAATCATTGAAAGAAATTTTAATAATGCTAATGTTGAAATATGTTATGTAACTAGAACTTATTTAACTAGACATGGAGATGGATGGTTTATTGAACTTGATAAAAATAATCTGATTTTTTTATTCGATTATACCAATATTTATAATCCATTTCAAGGAAGATTAAGATATAGCTATTTTACTCCTATATTAATTGCAAATATGTTAGATAGAATTACAGATGATTTTTTTAAAATTTTTACTCACCAACTATTTACAATTGATAAAAATAATTATATATGCTCTATATTAGTTACACATTGGAATGAAAAGCTAGAGATTCATGAAAAATTAGCATCAGAAATTACACAGTATATAAATTATTTAAAAAAATATAAATATAATGGGAATTTTTATATATCTGATTCTAAATACAGAGATTCTGTAAGAATATATAATAAAGAAGAATTAGAAAAGGAGAACAAATGAAAAAGAAAGAAACGATTTACGTAATTCCTGCACATATCCTTGAAAAATATGCGAAAGCATATTACTTGGTAGAAGCTATGAATGAAGATGGGATTTTTGATAATCTGGGAGATAGTTTTATTATTGATTATATTGATAATAATTTCCCTAATAAAGATTACAATAACCTTGATGACGTAGTAAAACATGAAGATATGCTTTACTGGAAATCTATCAATGCAAAAGATTGTTATGAAAGAGAAGATAAGAAGAAAGGGAGTAAATAATATGATTAAAATGAATATTTCACTTGATAAAGGGGCTTTTCTTCCAGAAAAGAAACATCCTAATGATGCAGGTTATGATTTAAAAACACCTTTTGATTTTTCTATTGCTATGAATAGTAGAATGTTTATTAATACAGGAGTTCATGTAGAACTTCCCCCTAATACAGTAGGTATGGTTAAGTCACGTTCTGGTCTTAATAAAAATTATGGGGTTCAATGTGAGGGAGTAATTGATGAAAATTATAGAGGAGCAATTGGAATTGTCCTTTATAATCATTCTAATGAACCTGTTATATTTAAGAAAGGTGATAGAATTGGTCAACTTGTCATTCTTCCTTGTATTTATACTGAATTAAACGTTACTGATGAATTAACAGATACTGATAGAGGTGAAGGCGGTTTTGGTAGTACGGGAGTAAGTTAATGAGTTTAGAAGAAATTATTAATTATAGCCTTTTGTTTTTTTCATTTATTATTATAACTGGAAGTAGTATTTTAATAGTATTATTTTTTATTAGAACAGGTTATCGGTTATTTATAGATTTTATTATTGAACGTGAAGCATATAAGAAAAGGAGAAGAAAAACATGATTGTACTTGAAGTTAAAAATTTAATTGCTATTGTTGTTGCTATTTTTGTACTTTTTAGTGGTGTATTACTTTTTACTCCATTTGCTAAAGTATTTGAGAATCTTACTAAAAAGCATTTTATTGTAGGTTGGTTTCTTCTTATGATTTCTTTGATTGCAAATATTCTTTCTTAGAATATTAAATAAAGGAGTAAAATAATATGGGAAGATTACCAGAAAGATTAGTACCTATATATGATATTATAGGACATTATCATATGACAACTTGCCCTGATTTACGAATAGGACAGTTATTTTCTAATTTTGAAGTATGGTTAGAAAAAGAAGTTGGAACAGATATTTATTATTTAGAAGACTATAGATTTTTAGAATATTTAGAAAAATATTTAGATTCAATTACTTATATTAAAAAAAATAAGGATTAAAAAGGAGATTAATAAATGATTGGTTTAATTATTTTAGGAATTGTTATTATTGGTGGAGCATTAATATTTATGGGTCTGTCAGAAAATGTTAATTTATTTGGGGTTATTGGAGTTATTGTTGGTCTTATTACTCTTATATTAGGATTCTCAATCAGTTTTGTCCCTACAGGATATATTGGTATTAGAACTGCATATGGACAAATTGCAGGAAATCCTGTTTCGTCTGGTCTTCATTTTCATGTACCGTTCGTAGAAGATATTCATAATATGAACTGTAAACAGCAAGAAATTGTTTTTGGTGAAGGACAGATTTGGTCTGAAACTTCTGAACGTACCGAAGTATATGCTGAAAATATTGCAATTGATTATCAGATTAACTCTGAATATGGCGCATGGATTTGGTCGAATGTTGAGGAATGGGACACTAATCTTGTTAAAAGGACTTCTGTTGAATCTGGACTTAAAGCGGCTTTCAAACAGTATAATGATACTGATGTGACAGATAGAAGTAAAATTGAAAAAACGGCTAAAGAATGTATTCAGGAGTCTTTAGACACAAAATATAATAATCGAGTTGTTACTATTATTAGCGTAACAATTAGCAATATTAACTTCTCTGATGCTTATAATGATGCTATTGAAAAAAAGGCACAGGCTAAACTTTCTGCTGAAGCACAGGCTTATGAGAATCAGAAAGCTGTTGACCAAGCAAAGGCAGAAGCTGAAAAACGAAAAATTGAAGCTGAAGGTAAGGCTGAAGCTAAGATTATTGAAGCTGAAGCTGAAGCTGAAGTCAATAAAAAGATTGCCAATTCTATTACAGAAAAAACTCTACAAAGAGAATGGATTAAAAAGTGGGATGGTAAGACACCTGTAGTAGTAAGTTCTGACGGTAATATTATGTATGGCATTGAAACTACTGAAAATAAAGAAGAATAATTTTAACTAGAATATATTTTACTAAAACATAATTTAATAAAAACAAAAAAGGGGGATACCAACCTATTCGGCTAGTATCCCCCTAATTTTATTTCTGATTCTGATTTAATTGGTCTTGTAACCCCATTTCACTTAAATCAGCAAAATCAGCATTATGAATATGGTCAGAATATCTGCGTCTAATTTCTTTAATTGACGCTTCAATTACACCATTTTTCCTATTATATTTTTTAATATACTCTTCGTATTCATCACATTCCATTATCATAAAATCAAAAGCTTCTTTCGTATAACGTTTCCCACCCATACCGTCTTCAACAAACTGCAATATTCTTGCTCTTTTTCTTTTTATTGAACTATCTCGGCTTTCTTCTACGTGTTCTGTTAATTTAGCATCTAAACTATCAACTTTTTTTATGATATGTGAGTTTAATCTATCTCCTATCCAACCCAAGAGGAAATCCCAAGGATTTATTTTGATAGGAGCTATTTGAATTATTGTCATTAAAACGAGAATTAACGCTACTATAAAACCTGTTGCTCCTGTCATTTCTGATATATTTATCATTTCAAATAAGTCCTGTAAAGACATAGTAAGTTTCTTTACCCTTTATCCTTTCTTAATATAATTTGAACTTACAAATCCAAATTTATTAGAACACTCAATGTAATACCAAGTTGTCCCATTATCATCTAAGATAGCATCACAGACATTTACTTTAGAACCATTGGTTAAAGGACTAAAAGATACTTTATCATTTTCAGTTCCTGCCCATTCTCTAACATTTAAAGAAGACGCTGTAACTGTCCCAACAAATTTTGTCGTTTTATTAGGAGAAAAAGTACCAGATACTGTAAATATAGTGGCAGATTTTCCTTTTAAAGAATCAGTGTTATTAGTATCATTAGAAACTATAACAGTAGTACCTATGACACTGCTCCAATCAGGTCTTCCATATCCTGCAATTCTACTATAGCTGAGACTATAAGATTTCTTGGCAACACAACCACCATTTGCAACTACTCCTGAAGCACTAGAAGTATTACCTTCTATAGTATAAACTTTAGAAGAATCTACTTTATAAACTATACCAGTATGACAGATACCATTATTATTCTTAAAGAAAATTTGGTCTCCTGCTTTGGGATTTTTTGTAAACCATCTACCTTTTTTCTTATAATAATTGGCTGAATAAACTGTATAGTCATCAAAATTTCCGCAAAGAACTTTCTTAGCTTCTACAGTTCCTTTACCAAATGCTTTACAAGTTTCTAAAATAACCCAATCTACGAAAGCATCGCACCATGCCGCAGGAAAGTCCATATTACTAGGTTGAATCTTGTGCATTTCATAACCATATTTAGTATAATTATTATAACCTGCATTTCCAGTTTTACTATATAAATTGGAATTAGATTTCTTTTCAAGATACCCAACTTCATTACTGGCAATTTCAATCATTTTATTAATACAATCAGCTTCAGTAATCATAACCTTTTCTTCCTTTTTTTCATCTTTTATTTCATTAGTTTCAGTATTCTTAGAATCCTTTATTTCTTCTTTTTTATTCTCTTCTTCTACTTTTGAATTAGATTTTGTTTTAATTTCAGAATAACAATAACTGGCATCAACACCACTTTTAGAAAAACTCATAGGATATTTACTCGTATATTGCCACATATCTACTTTACTCTTATAAGTACATTTAGAGGAATATTGAGCAACCCATCTATAAGTTCCTTCTAATAAATCATCGTCATTTAAACAATCATAAAACCAAGAAGTAGAAGCATAAACTCCATAATCATATCCTGCGTCTTTTAAATGTTGATTAATTATATTAATAAACTTAGTTCTATTTGCTTTTGAAAGTCTATCTGCTCTACCGTTTTTATTTGCAGTATCTACAATTTCAGAATCTTGACAAACAGGAATAGAAGGATTGATGTCATTATCTTTTAAAGCTTGAACCAACCACTCACCCTCTTCGTGTGCTTCGTTTTCAGAAATTGATGTGGGGAAATAATAAACACTATAAGGCAGACCTCTTTTCTTAATTTCTGCTAAATATTCTTTAAATTTAAAGTCATAGCGAATTTTCCCATAATATTTAGGATTTGATTTTAATGAACCTCTTAATCCAATTCTAAGAATAATGCCACTACATTTACCGTCATTATACATTTTTTTAAGATTATCCCAATCAGAACTTTTAATTGTATTATGTTCTGAAAAATCAAAAACTATTTTATTAGCCATTATTTCTTGTACCTTTCATTAATAATGCTCTGTACTTCTGTATAATACCCTTTAAGATTTTCTTTACGAGTATCTCCGTTTCCTGCAAGACCACGAATTGTATAATCAGCCATTGCATTTAACATTTTATTTCTGTCATCAACAAATTCGCCAACTATTTTTTGAACATCCGTGTATCTTGTTCCAAGAGCATTTTTCCTATAATCACCATTGTTCCATTTTCCAAGCATAACTTCTACTGCTAATTCAGTATCAGTTCTTTGCCAATTTTTATAATCATCTAAAGAATAAGTTTTACTACCATTTCTTTTACTCTTGATAGTTACTTCTTTATCAGTAAATATCATATCTAAATCACCATGAGCATAATTATTCCAAATATCTATTCCCTTTTTAATTAATTTAGGGATAGTCCATGAAGTAAATCCTTTATCTTTTCCAATAGCACCTTTTACTTCACCATAATTATACCATGCGGCTTTAGGATTTAATTTATTAAAGGCTTCTGTATCTACATAATTTCCATGATGCGGTATTTGGGCAATAATAACCTGAGGTAATAATTTTCTAATTTCAGTATGTGTTAAATGATTATCACCTGCTGTAAAATATCCAAAATCAAATAAGAAAACAGGAGAACTATTGTTAATGTAAGTACCTGCTGTATTATCATCGTTAGGACTACCATAACTTGATTTTTGCCATAATACTTTACAATGAATATCTCCCATTCTAATATGTGTTCCTGTCTTTAACATACCTACTGGTATATTATTTTTTTTACATAAATCATATAAACCTTTTCCACATTTATTGTACATATTGCATAATTGTGTATACCAAGGTTTAGATTTATACTTATCAGACATATAAACTTTTAAATATTCATAATCTACACACCAAACTTTATCTATTTTAATATCAGGGTCATAAATCCCATCAATGATTCCGTTTACGTGGTCTGTGTGTGCATGTGTACCTACTGCCCATATTCTTTTAAAATTTTGTTTCTTTATCCATTCACGCAATTTGGCAGATGCAGGTCTTTGACCTGCATCTAATATCAATGCGTTACCGTGTTCATCATAGAAAACTGCATAATCACCACTTTTAGTGCCTTTATCTGTTGGAATATCCATTCCTATAATATGTAATTTTACAGTTCCCATAATTTATTTAACTCCTTTTTTACAATATTATATTTATTATTTAAACTTTAAAAAATTAATAATAACTAATAATGTAGTTAAAATCTTCAAGATGCAACTGTGTTTCCTGCTGTCCGTACTTTATGGTCAGAACAACATCGGACAGGTCAGTGACGGGGAAATCTTCTGCGGAAATGCTGATGAGCATCGTCTCCCCTCTGTGGATAATGTCGTTCATGCGGTCGCCCCCTTACAGTAACCAGTTCGCAAAATAACTGTAATTATCCCTGACGCATCGGCTGAATAACCGCCTGTTGGCACTTGCCATTCCGGGATACATATAGATGTCTGGATGGTTGGACAGGATGCCCCTGCGCCATTCTTCTGACCAATAAAACACATCGTCAAGCATGTCAATCACGGGGATTCCGTAATGCTCCCCGATGTCCTCAATAGCCTGATTGATAACAGGGATATTAGTCGTACCTGTCTCCATGTAGGAGTTAAGGGGATTATGGAACATGGCTTTTTCCAGTATCAACAAAGCATTGGGAGCATGCGCTTTGATGCTCTCAATGATGCACCCCATATTGCCCCAGAATGTGTCTGGATAGTTCGTATAGTCTCCTGTCAGGTCTGCCACAGAACCCAGATAAGTTGCGTCATCGTGATACCTTGCGCTGTCATTGATGCCGTGATTAATCCAGTACAGTTCACAGGCAGGAGCCGCAAGTAAGGCAGGAAGTCCCTTCGTGGTATTAACTCTCCATTCGCCTGAGTTG